CATTTTCCCCGGCTCATAGTCCATGGCTTCCGGACCCTCTGCTACGATGATCAGCGGGCAGAGTGTGAAATCAATATCATCGATATCGGGTGCCGTGATCTCTCTCTCCACGTTGGCAACGTCGGTTCTGTACCCATTCGCCACTGTTATCAGTGCGAGGTTATCAGCAAGTCGATCCATGATGCTTTCGCGAACAGTATCTGTCATTGCTTCACCGTGATCATATAGTTATTCGACCATGAATGAATTCCGTTCTCCTCCCTGCCTATGTATGCGGGGAGTGCGGTCGAGAGCATGAAACTATAAATGAACTTCGTTATGTCCGTGTCGCTGTTCACGTTCGCCGCAAGGGACGCGACCCATTCCAGATATAGGCTCGTCCCGTTCACGGCCGAGAGTTGGCGGTAAGAAATCGTTGCACCCTGGACAAGCTTTATCCAATCCCCAACGTCGTATCCGGAAACCGAATTCAAATATGCTCTGGTCTTGGAGTTGTTCGCGTTCGTGACGACGTCGACCTTTTCGGCGGCCATGATCGGAACCTGCTTAGCGTTGAGCAGGCTCCGGATCGTGTCACAGATCGTATTCCCGGCCTCGAACGTCAGATCGCGAACCATGATGTGTATATTCTGGTTTTTGATCCCGGTTTGAACACCGCTGCCCGGACCTCCACCGTCCAATACGGCGATGGCGGTGTTCGGCGACGACGGCAAATGGGATGCAAAAATGTTCTCGCCTACCGTCAATGACATTTGCTCCGCCATATAATTCGCTATGTCCTCTATCACGATGCTCATCTGAGTCTCGCTATCAAGTTTTGATAGACTCTGTTGATAGTTTCCATGACCGTTGCCTTGTTTTCATTGAAGGCTCGGGTGATGAACTTGGGGCCGACCACAACTCCATATTGTGCTGCCTGCGATTCCGATTTTTTCCCGAGTTTGTAATTACCGCCGTCTTTTCTCTTGAACCCTTCGTGTATCCTGGCCGCATACGGCGTATCGAATCGGATTATTTTCTCCTTTGACGTCGGGCTTTCCGGCACCACTTTGCCACTGCGTTTCAACGTTCCGGTGAGGTGCGGGCACCGTTTGATCGCCTCGCGCAAGACCAGAGCAGCTCCGACATGGGCCGCCTGCTTGTCGGCGAGGTCCAAACCATCGACGAGCATCTGCAACTTCGCCAGAGGCTGTCCGGACTTTGGTTTGAGAGCGACGTTTATCATCTGCATGACACCTTTATGTGATTCAGATTCCCGAACATATCGTGTTGTTTGTCCACATTCGCGACTATGTAATCCGAGCCGTCATACGTCACGGTATCGTCGTTCCCTATAGTGGTGTCAGGCCCGACCCATACATCCAGCCTGACATCGACATAGGTGTCCGGGCCCGTCTGTATCCTCTTCTGGACATGCTCGACCCTGGCCTTGACGGTCGTGCTCGTGGCCGCGGAGGTTGGTTGCCCAAATTTGTCATAAGGGGTCGCGCCCTTGTTTGTGATCGCCACTTCCTGAAATAGAAAATTCTCTATCATGCGCCCTCTTGTGCGACTTCCTCATCAGCCAGTGCCTCAAATGTCCCGGTTGGATCTGATTCGACCTCATCCTCGGACGGAATGTAGGGCATCAGGACATGCGTGCAGTTGGGGTGAAACGGAGGCTCTGCATCATCGGTGAGCGCGCCCTCAAAATTCGCATTGTCGAGCTCGCCTTCGCCGCTGATCGAATAGATCAGCCCTTCATGTTCTGCGCAGATTTCGCAATCCGTTCCGTAGGCGGTCACCTCCACGAAATCCATGCCGTTCTCGAACAGGACGTTCTTCGTGCCCTCGGAATGAATCTCGGCCATGCGCGTGCGCGCCACCATTTGAGAGTAGTCCTTCAACTGATAGTTGCGCGGTTTACCAGAGGGCCCCACGACCCTGACCAACCCGGCGCCGATTTCCTTGCGGAAGCCGTCCATTATGCTCTGTGCTGTGGTCTTGTATCCCTCGCCCGAAACGTAAGACTGCACCGCGCTTCGGGTAGCGATGCGCTCGAGCGACTCTGCGGTCAGCATCCGTTCGGCCGCTTTCGCTCCCTTGATCTGCACGCTCATCCCCCGGATCATGCGATTGAATTTCTTTGTGATCGACCCCAGGGCGATCTCCATGTCACCGGACATCTGTTCGATGCCATAGTTGATCGAGGACGCGGCAAGGTATGTCCGCGGAATCTTCCCGAGTTTCAATCCTGCCTGTTCGATGGCCAATCGGGATATTGTCGTGCCCCGATTGTACGATCGTTCGAGGTTTTCCTTTATCCAAAACCGGGAAAAGGCACGCGCCTCGTTCACTATCTGTCTGACCTCACGCTGCATCTTCCTGACCCCGGCATCGTTCGAGACCTCTGCTATCCATGCCTCGGCCTTGTCCAGGCTGTCGATCTTCGCAACACGCCTTATGCGATCCTCATAGGCCTTCATCCAAGCCGAATACTCGTCGACCTTCTTTTTCATCCAGCCTCTTGAGCCTCTGGGAACGCCACTTTTAGCCACGTTGTATGCTCACCTCTGTGTTGATCCATGTTCTGAGGATCGCCATCGCATCTGAGCAAAGAGACCTGGACTGAGGGGTCTCAAGCGAGACATCGCCGGCAAAGGTAATGCTCACATCGCCTATACTCTGAGAGGCGATCCCTTCTTTTTTGAGCGCGGATACCGAGCTCTTTTTCAAGAGCGCGAGCGCCTGCTCGCACTGAGCGTCCTTGATGTCCTGGGGGATGATGTACTCGACCACGCCATCGGTCAGAACGTACATGACATGCCGATCATGCATAGGCGCGCCGGAGCGCGGAAACGCAAGAGCCTGAAGCTCTTGGGATTCTGCATAGAGCGGGTTGGCGCGCTGATACTTGAAGTTGAGACGGTCGATTATCTTGCAGGCCATGAATAGGGCCTGGCATTTCAGATCGTTTGATGCCGCAGTCCACTCAGTGCAATTCAGCCGATATGCGAAATAGGCAGTCGCATCCTCGACCGAAATATAGGTGTTTGCGTCTTCGGCTCCAACGGTATCGACAAGCGCAAGGTCTGCCATCGCCACCTCTCCTCACCGCATTTCGTCCGCCACCCCAGATGTGGCCAACCGTGCTGCCTACTTCTCCTTCGGTCCCTTGGGTTCTGGCTTTGGTCCCTCACCCTCTGCCGCCGGCTGCGGAGGCAGGGTCCTTCCGTCCTTGGGCTTCTTTCCCCTGGACAGGGGCATCGCGCACTTATCCATGTTGACCGGATAGAGTCGCCCGTTGCGTTCCTCGGTCGGGAGGAGATTGCCGTCCCTGTCGGTGAACAGGAATCCCTTGGCCATCAGTTCGGGGACCTTTATCCCCTGGACACCGACGATCCGGCCGCGCGGGTTGCGCATCCACAGGTCCGGGTAAAACGACTGAACCTTCTTCTCGATGATCTTCGGGTTCGCGTCTGCCATTGGTTCCTCCCATGTTAAGGTTTTGAAAAGAGAGCCGGGTCGTACTCGATAATACCCGGCTCCGATTTCAACGCCTTACGGCCTTACGACTGCAAGGACTGGAGATCGACCGCGAACGTGTCGCGCAGCTCTGCGACTCCGTACAACACATCGACCGTGATGAGCGTAGCGAGCATCTTCTGCTCATACTGCGCCTGAATCCTCGGGCTCAGCTGGACGGCCAACGCAAATGCCTCCTTGTGGAAGCACAGGTTGTGGGCAACCGTTGCAGCCACCGGGATCTGCGTGGTGATGAACACGTCGCAGCCATATATCTGGCCGAACTTGCCGGTCACGCTCGGGAGCGCAACCCCATTCGGGCCGATGTAGCTGGCGCGGATGAAGGGCTCGATCTTGAGCATGGCCTTCTTGCACGACGGCCGGATCACCAGAGACCTGTTGGCCTCGGGAGCCTCCGCATCATCCAACTGCTCGATCGCATCAAGGATCGCATCCTCGTCGATCGCAGACCCGCCGCTACCGGCAGACTGCGAGAGCCCTGCGTACAGAGCCGCGAGGTCGCTATCCATGGCCTTGGCTATCGCGTAGCCAGCCCTATTGGTGTAGATCTCACGGAGATTCGCCTTGGATTGGATTGCGGCGATATCCTCGACGTAGAAAGACACCTCTTTGTGCTTGTTGATGGTGATCGTCTTGTCGGTCTCGGTCGGCGCCTGGACTGTGACTGAGACCCCTGAGACCTTGTCATGCGCCTCAAGGTTGCTGACGTTCGGGATGCGGACTACATCGCCGAACTTGCTGATGTCGCCCTCGTAGTCGCGGGACACGAGATTTGCGAACACAAGGTTCGCCTCGACCGCGTCAAGGATTCCATCAGACCAGACCTCAGGGATGAACACTGCGGACTCAGTGGTGCCAAACATCGTGATCGGGGGCATAAAAAATCCTCCATTAGGGTTAAGGTTGTGAACTGCAACCGTCACCGCCAATGAAGGATGGCGTCCCTGTGGCTTGACCGACCTTTTGGTGCGGAGGTCGTGAACCGCATCCGGCTATTGTAGGCCGCCGTGACCTTTACCGCTTGACGTTATTTTTTGCCTTGTGCCGCCATGAAAGCATCTACCTCTGGCTTCCGCTTTTTCCTTTCCTCTCTGGTCATGCTGCTGATCATTGCTGCCGTCAACGTCCCCCCATCAACACCTTGCCTGGCCCCTCCTCCAGGTCCACCCGGATTTTTGACGAAGTTGGGTTTTTTATCAAGGAAATTCTTGACGCCTTCCTCGATTTTTATTTCTGCGCCGTCTTCATCAAGCATGTAAAGCGTGGCTCCATCCTCTTTGATCTGCACTTGATCCCTGAGTATGGTGTACACATCGCCGGGGTCGATAGCGTCTAATCTCTGGGCCGCTGAGATCAACTCGGATTTCTTCAGGAACTCGTTGTGTTTCTGCGTCACCGTCTTGATCGTATCGTCTTTCTTGGCAAGCTCTGCCTGCATTGCCTTCATGTCTTTCTCATGAGTTTTTCTTATGCGTTCTTCGGCAGTCATCTGCTCCTCGTCGCGCTTCTTTTTTTCTTCCCTGAGATCATTCAGTTCGGGAAGTATCTTGTCGAAGTCGGCGGCCTTGGTCTTGATCGGATCAAATTCCTTCTCCAACCTTGCCCTCTCTTTTGCCAGCCTGTCCTGCACTATTGCATTGACCTCTTCTTTAGTGAGCTTGCCTGCTTCGCCCCCACCGTTTGCTGCTGCCGCTGCGGCGGCCGCTGCTGCTGCATCAGTCTGTCCCCCATTAAGCATAGATCCTCCTGTTAGGTTAAACTGCTTTATGATTCAAGGTTTAGGCTTTGTTCGCGGCCTCATCCACGACCGGTTTTTCGTCCTGGTTCTCGTCCGGCATCGGTTCCTTTGTGCCATCATCTTCCGAGACCTCGAGGTCTGTCTTCTCCGCGGCCGGCAGCGCATCGATCTCAGCGTCGATCGTCTTGAACGTCTTATCATCCGCGCTCGGCAATGCCTTGCGCGCCACGCGTTTATAGAGAGCCTTTTTGAGCGTGTCGCTTATGCCCTCGGCCACGATGTCGAACGCATTCTTGATCTCACGCTCCACGGATATGATGTCGAATTCCTTTGCGTACTCTACCGGCGCATCGATCTTCTGATTGGTCCACAGGCCAAAGGCGTCATAGAGTTCGCCTTCAAACCTCTCCATGTACTGGGCCTTGGTGACCAAGGCTTGATTCGTATCCACGAATTCATAGGCCTTTGCGACGCCCGATTGCGCGTGGATGATGGACGTATCCCCTTTGTCGAGCATGGCATGTCGATATATCTCAGTGATGTGCTTTTCAATCACCTCCCAGATCACCCGAGAGTTGTCGGTGTTCGGGCCAATATACATGGGCGGGAACTTTGAATCGGCCGGGAAGGTAAAAGCGGTCGCTGTCGCAATCTTCTTGGCATCCGATCCACCCGTTCCCTCACCCGTTCCCGTATCCGGGGTAACGAGTTGAGAGAACGTCTGGCGCTCGAACTGCTCATCGATCAGCGAGCACCAATTGAAGATGATCCGGTTGATCGGCGCGATGTCCCGTAACATCGACTCTCCGATCATGTCGTTGTCCGCGTCCGCATTGAAGCAGGTCTTGAATGGGATCTTACCCTTGGTAGCGAAGGGCCAGACACCGAACGAGAGCTTAGTCTCCTTGTCACCGTCTGCCCGCCATACTTCCCACCCGGCCTGAGTCAAGAGCCTGAACCTTTTCTCCGTCACCCTCGCAGACATCGGGTCGGTATCAACATACGTCGGCTCATAGAGCAGGACCCATAACAGGTTGCCGTTTTCATCGAACGCCCAGTCGACAACGTTCTCAGGCTTATAGATCACGGCGTACGGTGACTTCGCGTCGGCTTTGCTGATCCCCTCAGCGTCCACGGACTTATCGACCAGCACATGGACATGACCGTAAATTCCTGACAGCACAGAACACAGCCTGGCGAAGTCGTTTATCGATCTTCCCCGCTTATCGATATCGGTGAATTCCTTGCTGAATACCTGCGGCCGCTTGATCCTGTTTTTGTAGATGTAGTCGGTGTAGATATTGGGCAGAGGCTTGCAGAAATTGAGGTAGTAGGCGCGCCTCAACCTATTGGAGTAATCCTCCGAGTTTTCCAGCCTATGAGAGAACAAATTACCTGAGGGATATTGTGAGCCACCCTTGAACGACTTCATGTAGAACGCCCAATCAATCTTGTTCTCTGTATAATCTGGGTGCTCTCTTGAAGTCAGTTTGAATTTGTCTGCCATCACGTTCTCCCAAGGTGATCAATATGTCGACATAACAAACGGCTTTTTCAGGCAGTGGGTAAGGTATGTCAGGGCCTTAACCATATCGATATGCCCACCGCCCTGCGGCTTTTTGAGCTTCATCTTGTCGTGCTGCACGATCTCCGACTTCGTGTGACGCAACTCTTGCTGAAGCTCGATCCACTCCTCGCTCGAGTCGTTCTGCCACATCTTCACGCGCGCGTTGTTCACGAGCGCGAGGAAACCATAGCAATCGTTCGAGACGCTGGTATCGCTCGCCGTGTAGTCCTCGACGCTGGCGTACCGCTTCTTCAGGTATTGAGCGATCTGAAGGCCAAGGCCGCGGGCATCAACCACAACCTTGCGGGGCCTCCACGTGTTCAGAATGTCGAGCAGGATCTCCTGTTGTCCCTTTTCTCCAGCGGGCGTGGCGCCCATAATCTTGCCGACCCAATAATGACCTTGGACCACCCTGAGCATGGGGTAATCGTAGACCCTGTTCGCATGGTCGACCTCGACGATCCAACAGGAAGTTGCATCGCGAGCAGCCTCGCCCTTATCTGCGAGCACCTCTCCCTCGTTGTCGTCCTCTCCGCCGATATCGATCACGCACGCATAGGTCACCCCGCCCCTGGGCGTGAATTGCCGTTGATGGTCGCTCGTGAGAATCGATTCGATCTGATGGGTTTTAAGGAACCCTCCCATGGACTCGATGTCGACAAGGTCATATTGGGTCAGGATGATCGGATGATCTTTACCCAGCTTGTCCACGCGCTCGGTGTAGTGCTTCTCGTAGGCCGGAATGAGCTCGCACCAGATCGCAGCCGGATACTGAAGGTTAAGCCCCGGATCATGTTCTTGGTTGTAAAGTCGCTGTTCATAGAGCAGATCCATCTTCGCAGCCGCGACGCCGTACATAACCGTGGCCGCGGCCGTGAAGGCCGTCATCGGTCCGAAGGCTTCCTCGAACTTTAACTTGTCGATATGATGGGCTTCATCGACCTCAAGCAGCAAGGAAGCTGTGGCACCTTCAACGTTTGCCGTCTTATCAGCTGATAGAAACTGAATCGATACCCTGCCGTATTCTTTGATATACCCTTCCCGATAGCCTCTCGGTTTCGGTCCAATCAGCGGGTCGACTGCAATCATTTCATCCAGCCGGCGCTTCGAGTTCACAATCTGAGGCCGATATGTCGGCGCTATTTTCACGATCGATCCGCCGACGTTCTTATACCTGGTCAATGCCCGATCTTCGACCATCGCCGAGACTTCGTTTTTAGTCGTCTGACGAGAAGACCTGATCGTCGGCGTCTTGCCCGTTCGACCGTCCAGATGTTTTTCGATGAGCTTAATTGCCTCAATCTGAGGCCAATACAACGGGCGTTTCATGAACTTCGCCCGATGAAACTCAGGATCAATCACTGCCTGGCGTAGGATTTCCCGACGCTCGCTCCGTTGTGAGGTCGTTGATGACTGTGTCGAGGTCTCCATCTGTCGGCGTATCACCTTCTGCGAGGCCTTCGATCTTCGCGATATCGTTCAGAATCGCTCTCACAAGCCACAGATCTGGATTCTCATGAGGCGTTCCATCTTCTCCATAGGTGACCCGCTCCTCAGCCTTGAGTGCCACTCTCCGAAGCGATGTTATGAGTTCGGCCCGCTTCTCGCCGATCGTGCGGTCGTCATGATGCTCGCGCCAACGGCGACGTACCTCAGCGAT